GGTGTTCCAGCACGTCTATTGTTGACTGGTGTTGATGGCACTAGCGACACTTATTCAAACTTGCAGGATGAAAGCCAGACTTTCTATCGCCATACCATCATGGGTTACACCGATGCCATCAGCGATGCTCTAAGCGAATGTTTACCGCGTGGAACTAGAACCGAATTCAATTTTGAAGGACTTTTCAAAGCTGACATGGCTAATCGTTTCACTATGTGGCAGACCGCTATTGCTGCAGGATTTATGACAGTCGATGAAGTTCGACAGAAAGAGGGTCTAGTATGACCGAGATTGAAACTAGAAGTTTTGAAGTCCGCCTAAGTCCAGATACTCGTGAAGTAACTGGTATTGCTGTGCCTTATGGACAGTTGGCTGACATTGGAACTTACATGGAACGTTTCGTACCTGGAGCAATTCAGGATGTTACCGACGTAAAACTATTTTGGCAACACAGCGAACCTATCGGCAAAATTCTTGATGGTAGAGATACTGCAGATGGCTTTGAGATTAGAGCTATGATCAGTGACACTCCGCGTGGTAACGAAGCCTATACCTTGCTAAAGGATGGCGTTATCAATAAGTTCAGCGTTGGTTTCGTGCCAGTTGAGCAGACAGTAGACGGGAATACTGTTACCAGAACAAAGGTTGACTTGAAAGAAGTGAGCCTAGTTTCATTCCCAGCATTTTCTGGAGCTAGCGTTAGCGAAGTTCGAGAAGAAACAACCGTAAGCGAAGTGCCTACGGATAACCCAACAATAAAGGAGCCAAATTCTATGGATAACATGGAACTTGATGTCCGCACTGTTCAGGATGAAATCGTTGAAATTAGACGTGAACTTGAACTGGTAAAGACACCACAAATCAGCGTTCCTGCCTTTGAGACAAAGTTCCGTTCTCAGGGTGAATACGCTAAGGCACTTGTAGCAGGGGATAGCGATGCTATTGAACTGTTCCGTGCTGCTACATCTGCAGACGCTGCATTGCGACCTGCATTCGTTGGTTTCGTTAACACGCTAATCAACACAGGTAGACCATCTCTAGCAGCGTTCTCTGTGAACGCATTGCCAGCAACTGGTCTAACTATCGAGTATGCAAAGATCAACACAAACACTATTGCTGTTGGTAAGCAGTCAACCGAAAACACCGCTCTAAGCGAGGGTGCTGTTGCACTTTCAACTGTTTCAGTCAACGTAAACACCTATGGTGGATTTACCAAGATTTCAAAGCAGGCTATTGAGCGTTCAACCGTAAACTACCTAGACGTAGCATTCCAAGCAATGTCTTTGGCTTACGCAAAGAAGATGAACACAGAGTTCGTAGCTGTGCTTGCAGGTCTAACTTGGACTGGTAAGACTTACGACATCTCTGCTCTAACTTCTGCAGCAGTTGTTGGTGGTATCGCTGATGGTGCGTCTTACATCTACTCAAACACTGGTCTACAGCCAGAGTTCATTCTTGCTGGAACTGTTGCTTACAAGCGTCTAGTTTCTATCGTTGACACTGCTGGTCGACCTGCAGTTCTTCAGGATGGTGCTGGTGTAAACAACATTGGTTCAGCTAACGTACCTGGTCTAAAGGGTTCTATCTTCGGTCTACCGATTATCGTTGACCCTGCTCTAGACAGCAAGACCGCTTACCTAGCGAACTCAATGGCTCTAACAACTTACGAGAGTGCTGGAAACCCAACACGTCTTTCAGTTGCAGATCCAACTACCTTGACCGACACTTACTCTGTTTATGGTTACGCAGCATTCGCTGTTCCATTCGAGGGTGCAATCGTCAAGCTAAACACTGGAGCCTAATAACTCATGGCAGTTACGGTGGAGCAGTTTAGGGCGTATGTAGGAACTAAGGAAGTCAGCGATTTCGTTGACACCTGCCTAGCGTCTGGTAGCCAAATGGTTACTAAGTTCGTAGGCACAGCCAGAGTTCCACAGGGAGTACTTGATAGTGCTGTCCTGTCATGCGCCAGTGAACTGTTCCATCGTAGGTCTGCACCTAATGGTGTAGCACAGTTCGCGGATTTAGGTAGCACTGTTCGCATTGCTAAGGATCCAATGAACGCTGCGCGTGAGATGTTATTACCGTTTACGGGTCCGGGTCTATGACCAACGAAATAACCGCATCAAAGGCTGAACTTGCTCTTGACTTGCAGAATGCAGGTCTTGAAGTTTTGGACTATGTTCCAGAACGCATCGTTCCGCCAATTGTGATTATTTCTAATGGTTCACCATACTTGTCACCTGAAACTGTTGGCAACGAATACCGTCTTGGATTGAACTTAACGTTGGTTGCAGGTACTGCAGTCAATGAACAGGTCACGGAAGATTTAGATGATCTAGTAGCAAGAACCGTTATGGCTCTAGCAGATTTAGGTTATGTAATTCTAAAATCGGTCAATCCACCATTTCGTCTAGCTGCTAATTCTGCCGAATACTTGGCGGTTGAAGTAAATCTAGATTTATCTATCACTCTTTAAGGAGAAAACGATGGCAACATCAACACGCATTAAAGCCACGAACATCGTATTCAAGATTGGTGCAACCGATTACAGCTGTGACGCTAACTTGGTTGAACTAACTTTGGGCGATGCACCTGGTGATGTCCAGACATTCTGTGAAGTTCGCACTGGTGGCGAATGGAAACTACAGTTGGATGGAGTTACATCTGGCGATGCTGCAAGCCTTTACCGCATTCTGTGGGCTAACTTCGGTACTAGCGTAGTGTTCACAATTGCACCACAGGGTAACGTATCTGCATCAACCAGCCAGCCGCACTACACAGGCACAGTGATCTTCGACCAGTTGCCACCTTTGAGCCTAAACTCTGGTGACGTTGTCAAGTTCTCTGTTCAGTTGACAGTTTTGAACGCTGTTCACACTCCAACTGCAACTCCACCTGTTTACTACGGTGTAACTGTAAAAACTGCATAATCATGTCCACTGTCGAGAGTGGCATCAAGGTTGAAAATCTAGCCTTAACTGTTAAAGCAATGAAAGAGCTTGGAGCAGACCGTTCAGCATTAGTTGGACCCGGTTTCAAAGCAGCCGAATTGTTAGTTAGAAAGTCAAGACCCTTGGTGCCATTCAAGACTGGAAACCTTGAAACCACGCTTAGACCTAGAAAGGTCACGAATGGTGGAAGTGTTTCCGCTGGTGGAGCTAAGGCACCTTATGCTGGTCCAATTCACTGGGGTTGGTTAGTTGTAGGTTATGGTCACAGGGGAAAACTCAAACCAGGTACTTATCGCGGTATAAAACCACAGCCATTCTTTAGTGAAGCATTAGGCTATAACCGACAAGAAATCTTAGACTTGTATGAAAATGCAATGAAAGATTTAATAAATGGATTACCAGGAGCAAAGAAATGACAAACGCAACATTTGATTTTGAAAGTTTAACTTTGAACGAAGTTGAGCAGATTGAACTTATTACGGGTTCTAGTATCGACCAGATTTTGGATGCTGGACAGCCTAAAGGTAAGACAATGAAAGCAATTATCTTCGTAATGAAGAAAAGACTAGATCCAAGTTTTACACTTGAACAGGCTGGCGAGATTTCAATGACCGAAGCTAATAACTTGTTCGCGAGTGAAACTGACCCAAAAGAGTAATCGCAGACAAGTCTGCAGAACGGTTAGCATTCATGGTGGTTCATGCAGGCTTATCCCTGACTGAAGCTAAGGCTATGACCTTACGCGAATATACTGCCATTCAGGATGCATTGAAAGATAAGGTTTCCTAATGTCACAAAATGTCGTAGTCAATTTTATTGGCAAGAACAATCTTTCAAAAACTACTGCAGTTGTAAATGCTGAACTCAAAAAGATTGGCACGTTAGCAACTAAAGCTGGTAAAGCACTCAGTGGCAGTTTTGGTCTGGGAACTATTGCCAGCGTTGCAGGTTTAACGAAAGTTCTTAAAGATAGTGCGCATGCTGCAACTGAAGATAATAAGAGTAAGCAACAACTTGCTTTAGCTTTGAAAAATACTTTGGGTGCGACTGATGCTGTAACTTCCAGTGCTGAAAAGTGGATACAAACTACATCTAACGCAGTTGGTGTTTTAGATGACAATTTACGACCAGCATTGGCTACCGCACTTAGAGCAACTGGATCTCTGGCACAGGCGCAAGGCATTTTGGAAACTGCACTTAATGTTTCAGCTGGAACAGGTAAGGATTTACAGTCCGTAACTACAGCAATTTCTAAAGGTCTAAATGGCAATACAGGTGCCTTGAAAAAACTCATTCCAAATCTAAAAGCTGGTGGCGATTGGATGGGTGAACTGAACAAACAATTCTCTGGTGCTGCAATGAGTGCTGCTAATGCTGACCCGTTTCAAAGATTATCTGTGATTTTGGACAACATGAAAGAAACTATTGGTTACGCATTATTGCCATACATGCAGGACATGGCTAATTATCTGGCAAGCACTGAGGGTCAAAAAAACATTCAAGGTGTAGTTGATGCTTTCGTTAACTTGGCTAGAGCAGTTGGAACCACTATCAAATTCTTAGTTCAAAATTCATCCTGGCTAAAGTATGTCGCTGGTGGAATTATTGGCATGGTAGTGGCATGGAAAGCAGTTATTGGGGTAATCAAACTTTATCAAACCGTGACCCTTGTAGCTACAGCGGTAACTAATGGTCTAAAGGCTGCAATTATTGCTACCGGAATTGGTGCGATGGTTGTTGCTGTTTTGGCTTTAGCTGCGGCTTGGCAAGCAGTTGCTGATTATCAAGATGTCTATGCCAAGAAAATGGAGTTCGTTCGCGCACATAATGCTGATCCAGCGAATAAGAATAACCAGTGGACAGATAACATTTTGCGTTCACCATTATTTGATGACATGTATAACAAGTGGAAAGCCAAGAAAAATAAAGATATAAAACTTGTTTATGATTATGGCTCAAAAATTAATACGGAAATCAACAATGCTGCTAACAAAATTAAATCAACTGCTGAAAAATTTAGAGATAGCGTTGGTTTAGCATTTGGAACGGTTGGTAAGGATGAAAATTCTGTTTTCAATGCCAATATGGTTATCGATAAATTAAAGCGCATGGTTGATGCAGCTAAGGGTTTCGCTGAAAACTTGCGTAAATTGCGTAAAGCTGGTGCAGGTCAAGATGTTCAAAATGAACTTATTTCTATGGGTCCAGCACAGGGTAACATTGTTGCTAAGGGTCTTCTAAGTTCTGGTCGATTGAGTGAGTATTTGGGTCTTCGTGGATCACTTTATGGCACTGGTGCTGGTGTTCAATCAGTTGCTAATAATTCTTCTACTGCTAGTTACACAATTAACCTAAATAAGAGCAATGTTTCAGCACAGGAAATTATCAATGCTATTACTGCTTATGAAAAGAAAACTGGCAGAAAGTATTTCGCTAGATAATGGCTAATGACGTTTTTGACATCAAACAGCACTTTAGGGTGCAGTATTCCCCGACTTCGGGAACCTGGACAAACATTGTTACTGATACTTATGAAATTTCAATAGATCGTGGTATTGCAGTTGAACAGGGTGTTTTTGCTAGACCTGATGTTGGTACAGCCGAAATACGACTAATGAAGACTAGCTTAGCTGACATGCTAAATGGTCCAGACTATAAATCTAATATGCCTATCCGTATCCAATTCCAGTTATTACCTGATACGGCTCCCACTGCTTGGTCCACATTGTTTTATGGACTTATTCAAAATGTTTCGATGTCTTACCAGGTGGATACTAAAAAACTTGCTGTAACCATTACGGCTAATGACTTTATGAAAGTATTTCTAAATACCTCATTTAGTAACTACCTAATAAACGTCAGTTCACAGTCACTTAGATCATTTATACGTTGCATGGATAACTTAGGCACTGCTGTTAGTGCCTTAGATAGTCGTTTATCTTTGACCCATGCAGGTTCTAATAGTTCTTCAACTACTCAATGGAATTACACATGGGCTACAACTACTGGTGGACAATTAGCGTCAACGTTCTTAGATGCTGAACTCGGTTGGTTATATTGTCCAGCTGGTGGAGGTAATTTGCAATACTACACTCGCGGTGACGTAAACGATTTACAAGCTACGACTTGGAGTACAGGTAATTACACAGTTTCAAATGTTCATTCCAATGACGTAACTCACTTCTGCATGGATAACATTGATTTCGTGTATGACAGTGATGCAATAGTAAATAAAGTTACAGTCACAGAAAGTTATACATCAGCGACTTCAACAGCATCCAATTCAACTTCCATAACTAACTATGGAACCCAATCTGGACAATTTGAAATTCAAATGGACAACACAGGTCTTTCAACTTTGGGAAACTGGGCTAGTCATGTGGCTAATGCTGCTAATCCTAAACTTGTAAAATCTGTTTCTGTTCCAGCCGTTCGTAGAGATGGTGTTTTGAGCCTATTATTGACTCTCGACATAGCTGACCCACTCCAGGTCGAATTTGCATCGACAGGTCTAACTACTATGCAAGAAATTCATTTGATCACAAGAATGACCCATAACATCACTGCTGAACATTGGGAAGTAAACGTAGGATTGTGGCGTGGTATCTAATGACTAAAGATGTATGGTTGTGGCTGGTTTCAGGTGTCCTTGGTGGCACTAGCATTTCAGCGTTTTTGAAGTATCTGTCTACTAGACGCTTTCAGTCAATTAGCCTGGAAGAAAGACTTAGAGCTGAGATGTTCGAGCAGATTGACGGGTTGAAACATGAACTCGCCACACTAAAGGCAGAACTTGACCATTGGCAAGAAAAA